AACCGTAGTGTTGGCGGGGATGCCAAAGCCTGTAATCTCTGGCGATGCCGAAGGGTCCAGCTTTGCAAGCTCAGCCGTTTGACCTGAATCAACACTAAAGGTTGTGCTTCCTTTCGTAACGTCGCCAGTCAGTTCTAAATAGCCAAAACGCAGCTTGCAGCTATCAAGACGCTTGCCGCACTGATCTTGAGCCGGATCCGTAGTGACAGTATCATCCGCTTTGTAATAAATGCTGCCTTGGTACGGGCAATCCACATGGGTGTAATCAAAACTGCTGCCGTTGTATGTACGGTACTTCCATTGACAGGCGTTTCTGATTGTTTGCCGCTTAGGAACCCGAACGTTTTGCAGGTCAAAAGAAGCGGCTAACTCATATTCAACTAACTGCCGCGTTTCTGCTTTTTTCTGATTGACGATGTAAATCTCACTAGGCAGCAGGGCAGTGCTATCTGGTGTGCCATACGGATTGGTACCTCCGTCAAAGTTCACATCGTCCAAGTATCTCGCCATTGTCCGCAATCGCGTAACCTTAGCGCCTTCCAAACCGTTAGGCAGCTGCGCCAAAATTGCGCTAATTGTGCCTTCAATGTTTGCGATCCTGATGGTAGGTCTTGGAATCTGACCGTTTCCTGTGTATTCAAAACCGTCAGCCTCAACAGGGAGCCGCGTGTAAGTGTTCCCGCCGAACACGATGTTCGTGCTTGATTCATTGGTTCCAGCATGAAACCGATAAACGGTTGTCGCACCATGCTGAGCTTGGTTTAGCTCAAGCTCGAACAGTTCAATAATTGCGCTTGGATTTGCGCTTTGCAGCTCTGAGATTGGAGTCGTCATCAGGGCTCAAATACTTGACGGAAGGTTGCCGTAATTGTTGCTCTGTTTAAGTACGGGATGCTCTTGGTCCAGTTATCGCACACATACTTTCCACTTGTCGATTCACCAGGAGGCGTAAACGTAAACGACTCCTGATCGGCTGCTCTTGCATCAAGAAAAGTTTCGATCGTGTCAGCCTGTGATTCTGACACTACAAACGTCAGACTATAGGTCTTGGGATTTGTTAGCAGCCCAAAAGCGATCCTTTGCTCGTAGCCGTCAGCAAATTGAACCTTTTTGTAACGAGGTTGACTGGTCTTTTGTACGCCGTATGTCGGCTGGATTGATGGGAAAGTAGCCATTAGCGTGCCAAAAGCCCTCCGGGTCGTTGTTGCTTGATTAGCTCAGCCTGTACGGCTGCCCCTAATGCCTGACCAAGCTGCTTGGATCTTTCCTCATTACCTTCGGCGGTAGTGCCAGAAGCGTCAACGTTAACGGTCACGTTCGCGCCTCCCATAGAGCCATTTGGAGCAATGCTACCCGTCCTTCCTGGAGTGAACAGCTCTGGTCCTTTCTCGCCAACAAGGTAAGAAGTCCCGCCTTTAACTGTGCCGCCAGAGGCTTTACCACCGCCGAAAATCTTGCCCAGAAATCCGCCGATGCTGCCAGCAGGACCACTAATTGAGCTTAAAAGCATCTGGATTCCAGCGCTCAGCATTTGATTGGCAAGATCCTTGAGGATGCCCATTCCAACTTCCCCAAGCGATTTAGTGCCATCTATCGCGGCAGTAATAGAATCAACAACTCCACTAGTCAGGGTTTGCCCAACTCCTTTGTAAATCGCATCTAATTGCTGAGCCGCCTTTTTCTGCTGATCTTCAAGCTTTTGGCTCGCATCAAGCTCATCCTCTAAAGCATCTTTTCGGTTAAATATATTTTCTAACATTGTCTTCGCGCTAGCGATTCGTTCTGGATCGGTAAAGCCTATTCGTTCGATGATAGAAGCAATTTGCTGTCTGTTTTCTACCTCTCTTGTAGTGCCTTCAACTCGTGCTTCTAAAAGTTCGTTTGCTCGGCTTAAAAGTTCAACTTCCTTGCCTAATGCTTGCTCTGCTGCCAGACCTGGATCCATGCCTTCACCAGAAAAGCCTGGCAACTGAAACGCACTGCCCTTCTTTTTTGTCCCAGCGCCTGCGCCTGCAACTGTTGCTGTTGCTAATCCGCCAGCCGGAGTGACACCTGCCTCTGCCCTAGCTCCAGCAGCGATACCTTCCTTCAGGATGCGCTCTTCTTGTCTAAGTCGGTCAATGCGAGCCGAAATGCCACGTTTCTGAGATTGACTTGCTTCTTCAAGGGCTTTTTTCTCAAGACTTAGGTTTTGCTGAACCGCGTGTAGGCGGGAACGTGCAGTATGCAGAGCCTGAGCATCCCCAGTCGCTGCTGCTTTCGCTGTCTTTTGTGCCTGGCTTTGGTAGCTAGCCAGAGCAAGCGTTGCTGCTGTAATGCCAGCCGCAAGCGCAACCCACGGACCAGCAGCAATCAGAGTTGCAACGCCAACAGCCTTTAGCAAACCGATCGTCGTTGTCAGGATCGGACCAAGAGCGACCAGGGCAGCCGTAATACCAAGAACAGCAGCAGTAAAGTTTTTGACCGGCTTAGGCAGCGCAGCAAACTCCTTAATCGCTGAAGTTACGGTCGTCAGCAGCGGGGTAAAGGCAGGCAGAAGCTGTGTTCCGATCGCCTGCGCTAACTCTGTTTGCGCCTTCTGAAACTCTCGTAGCCTGCCAGAAGTGCTTTCAAACGATTTCTCTAGCTCGTCTGCGCCCTGATCCTTAATATTTCGCAGCGCCTGAATCAGAACAGGAGCAGATACAGCCCCTTCAGACGCCAGCTTTTTAACTTCGCCCCTGGCAACACCAAGAATCTTGGCGACAGCATCAATGACCTGCGGGGTCGCCTCGTTAATCGATCGATACTCGTCGCCCTGTAAGACGCCAGAGCCAAGCGCCTGGTTCAGCTGTAGTTGAGCTGCTGCTGCTTCCTGCGTGCTGACCTTGTTAATCGCAAGGATCGTGTTAAAGCCTTCGTAGACGTCTTTAATTTCAGCAAGGCTCGCACCTTGCGGACCGAGACGGTTGCCAAGGTCGATTAACGCGGCGAGCGTATCGGTCTGAGCGATGCGGAACTTATTTGCCGATTGCGCTGCTACCTGCTGAATACCAGCAAGCTGCCTAAAGCGTTGTGTTAGCAGCTCCGCTCGCTTCTCAGCCGTTTCTAGTTCGACGCCAGCAGTAATCGCGCCTTTTAAGGTACGAAATCCGGCGTAGGCAGCGACAAGACCTTGTACTCCTTTAGTCTGCTCCCTAAGGGTCCGGGTCTGTTTTTCTAGGTCAACAGCAAAACGCTTTGTAGCGCCAGCAGCCTGATTAACGCTTGTCTGTAGCTTTTTATAGCCTGCATCTAAACCAGCAACAGCCTGCTTAATCTTGGCGACAACCCGAAGCGGCTGTTGCCCATCAACTGTTAGCCGGACACTTGCTGCCACTGGTCACCCCGCTATAGGACCATGCTACCGGCGTCGCATCTTGGCGCGTTCCATCTCCCTTCTCTCTCGCTCGTTTCTTACTTCAAAGTAGGCAGCGTAATAAACAAACTCGGCATCAGTCAGCTCGCTGCGTAGACGGCTGACTGTCATGCCAAGCTCGCAGGACAGAAAGAACTCAAAGAAGAGCCAGTTGTCCTGCGCTAGTCGTTTTTTGCTTCTTCCAGCTCTTCGGCTTCGCCAAGACCGAACAGGAACAGCTCAAGCTCGTTCAGGACGGATTCGGGAAGTTGACGCTGGAGCTTTGGCGCATCAGCAGCCGCGAAAGCCTTGCTGCCGTCTTGCAGCTCAGCCATCTGACACAGCATCTGGGTGCTGATGTCCAGCGCCTCTTCAGTACCAGCGAGCGATTGCGCTTTCTTCCGATCAGCGCGGGTAATTGGACGGAAATAAAGATCCACTACAGGCTTCCCTGCGGCGTTCTTTAGAACAAACTTGCGGCGCTGGCTGAGGTCAAATGCCTCAACCAGCAAATCCACAGTACGTTTGGTGCCTGCCATCAGAGCCTATTTAATCGCTCTGATACTACACCTCATCACTCAAGGTTGCCGGTAATAGCACCGCTAGTGATGAAGTTGCAGCTGACAACAACCAGTTCGCCAACAGTGGAGCTGATCTCCATGTCGGTGATGATGCCAGCAAAGCTGATCGAATCAGAGCCAGAAGTCGAGCCGGTAGTGAACAGCTCGAAGGTGGCGTCTGCCGGATCAGCAGTAGTCAGCACATCTTCCAGGAAGCCAGCTTGACCAGTCGCGTCGGGGTCATAGACCAGCTCGACGGTGCCGGAACCGGAGATCAGGCTGCCGACAAAAGAGCGGAAGGTGTCGCCGTGATCGGTGACATCCAAGGTTTCCTTGGTAGTGGTCAGGCTCCAGCTGCGGGTGCCAACGATGGTAGCGTTAGTGCTGCCAGCTGCGTCGAACTGAACAGAACCTTGTTCGCCTCGGAGAATTGCCATGGGTCAGAGTCCCTCGATGGATTCAAAGGTCACACGGACCTGGGTTTGGAAATAGCCCTCGGGAGCTGGTGAAGCCAGAGCCTCTGGACCTGTCGGAGCGTCGAAGAAAACCCCCGACACGTTGACCCTATTGTAGAGATCACGGATTCTTTTCCCGATGGTGTAATTAGCACCAGGACCAGCACCAGGAGCCGTAAAGATATTGAAGACGACCAGACCAAAGATCCGGTTTTGCGAGTCTGTAGTGCCGCCTTGACTGAGGTATTCGTTAGCGCCGAAAGTCGTTAGGCACTGCACCCAGCTCGAACCGGGCGTCGGCTCATAAGCCATGTTGTGAAACACCACCGGGATAGGCGGGGCTTTCAGAAGCTCAGTCGCCAATCGCGCCTCGATGGTGGCGCGAACCGTGTTGAGATTAGTCGCTGCCATCAGTCTTCATTTACGATGTTGCGCCATTCCTTGCGGACATAAGCCTCAAGCTCCTTGCCGATCAGATCGGGGAAGCCGGGCTTAGTGCCTTGCCTGGTGCGATATTTACCACCCCACGATGGCGGTAGGTTCGTGCCGTAGCAAACCGCCTCGGCATATTCGACGTTGTTAAAGACAACGCCTTGGTAAGGGTTGTCGGTATTGACCTGCCAGCCTTGAACAAGGCGACCGGTATCGACAGGGGTTCCGATTGGAGGCTGCCGAATTTTTAGCTCTACCTGCCATTGCAACGTGGTCCGCTTAACTAGCTTCTTGACCTGATCGTCCAGCAGGTCCCCGATCTGATCTAGTCGGATTTGACGTGGCATCGTTAAGCCCTCAGGATCAGTTCGTAGACGATCGCGGTATTCGCTTGCTCCGTCACGTTGACCTGAATGATCTGGTGAACAACGCTGCTAATAACGACACGATCCTTGGTCTTAGGCGCGGTGCTAACAGCCGCAGCCGCGATCAGCAAGCGTTTGTCGCCTGCCTGGATCAGCTCGTTAACCTCTCTCAGGCTGATGTCAGACAGAACGCCTTTGACCGTAGAGTCTGATTCGCTTTCGGTAATCGCACCTGTCGTCGTGTTATAGCTGCCGCCCGTCACGATCCGAACGGTTACATCGCCACCGAACTTGCTAACAACCTTGCTGGCAACCTTACGTAGCGAACTGGAAAGTGCCATCAGACGCGATAAGCGATGCAAGCGCCGTTCTGCAGCGTGATGCTGGTGAAGACGCCGACGATATGAAAGCCCGCAGGGATGGTTTCACCGTTCAGGCTGTTGCCGGTGTAGTTCTCTGACACCAGGGTGTCGATCGTGGTGTTCTCGTAGAAGTCAATATGCTTGAACCGCCCAACATGTGCTGCGGAATCAGTAATCACCTCGGCACCGATCGTGTAGTCAATGCCGACATCGCCTTGCCCGTAACCTTTGGACATGATTAGAGCCTGTAAGCAACGACAGTGCCGCTAGTCAGCGTGATGCTGGTAAACACCCCATGCATCTCGCAGCTCGCTTTCAGTGGCACAGCAGAAAGCGCGTTGCCGGTGTAATTTTCAGCCGAGAGGCTGGCAATCACCGAATCCTCAAGGGCGACAATTTTGCCGAAGCGACCAGTGTGCGCCGCCGTGTCATCGATGTATTCAGCGCTTGGGTAGGCGTAACCCATAATCAGCTCCGCTTGACGGCGATGTTGCCCGGTCCACTAATTCTAAGTCCGGTGAAATAACGCTCGACCATCGGCGGGATCCGATCAGCCCCAGTCGCGCCATAGGTGTTAGGCGTAACGTCGAGGTTGCCGATCTTGACGTTCTTGTAGTCCTCAAGCCCGCTAAGACCCAGCCCGTCCTTATTGTTATTCAGGTAAACCGCGAGGGTCGCCTGCGCCTTCTTGACCTGATCCGGGATCTCGGTGTCCGTAAAGTAGTCAGTCGTAATACGAAACGGAAAACCAACCGCGTAAGTATTAATGTAGGTGTCTGGCTTTCGGACCCCAGTGCGCGGCCACTGGAGAGACTGCGTATCAGTCGCACGGGCACCTAAAAAGCGTTCACGATCAATCCGCTGGGTAGCGGTGTACAAGGCACGATTCTTCTGATCGTCCGTAGCAGACGCCCAAGCAGCTACGTCATCGTCCTGGACCAAGCCGTCGATGATCGCGTTAGCGTCACTCAGGGTCAGGTAGCTGTTTGCGCTTGCGCCCCCGACTGTTGCGTCGATTGAGATTGCCATCGGGCGTCTCGGAAGGTTTATCAGTTACAAGCTCGGGAGGGGCAGAGGCTGCCGCCGTAGCAACAGCCTCAAGTTCCCGTGCTCGCCTAAAAGCGAACAACCCCATAATCAGGAGGCAGAAGCCTTGATTACGGCGTAGTTGATCACTACAGCTTCGCCCAGAGAGCCAGCGGACACATTGCCGAGGGTCAAGTCGAAGGAGCCAGCAGCAACAGCGCCACACCCGAGGGTGTAGGCACCGGAGGTACCGCCAGAAGCGATGCAAGCGACAACCACGTCAGTAGCTGCCACTTTGTCGTTGGTCACGGTAAAAGTGACCTCAGCGCCAGCCGCAAGGGCTGCGTCATCTGTGGTGATCTGACCAGCAGCCTGGTTCAGAGTCACGCCTGTTGCCTTGCTGGTTGCTTGGGTAACAGCGCCACCGGAGGTGTAGCCGATTGCCTTACCAGCACCGATCTCAAACAGAGATGCCATGGTTAGTTCCTCCTATCAGTCAAAGTTGGAGGTGTTCGTGGCGCGAACGATGCCGAGGTTCTTAAGCTCGTACACCTTCGACCAGTTGCTAACCGTTTCCAGCTGAGCGCGGGTGGGGTTGACAGTAGTCACCGCCCACTTCGAGCCAACAGGGTGGTAGCAATAGTGCAGGTCGATCGACATGGCATCGCTCTTGGCGAGGATGTCACGGTCGGTCTCTGTCTGCATCGCCATTTGCTCGCCCGATGCCACAGCGCCTTCGGTGAAGAAGTACGTTGCGTATTCGGTCGAAGCACCGCTGCCCTCGGTTTGTACGTCATCCGAAACGATGACCCGCAGACCCATGTAGGTCGGGACAGTGGGGTTGCCGAAGGCAGCAACCATCGAACCACCAGATTGGGTGGTGCTGGTGCCGCGAGCATCGGCAGTGCTGACATAGTCGATTGCACGGCGCTCGACAAGATCGTAATAGACCTTGGAGTGCATACAAATGGCAGTCAGCTTGTCGCCTTGATCGCCCAGCAGGGAGCGAGCCTCAGCAACGTGACGGGGGGAGAGCACGGTGGGGGTATCACCGGACTCACCGTCAATGGTGAGGTCAAAGAAGGCAGCGGAAGAGCTGGTGGTGCCCAGGGTGCCGAAGACGCCCTTGAGAGAAGCCAGCAGATCCTTTTGGCGCTGGTTAGCAACGTAGTCAGCAACCTTGGCACCGATAGCAGCCATCGGATCGCTACCCGCTGCAAGTGCAGCCAGGTCACGAGCCTCGAAGGCACGACCACGGTGAAGAATGACGCCAACCTGCTTATCAGCAGTAATTTTGCCGGGGGTCAGAGAAGAGCTGTCAGACAGCACTTCAAAGTCACCAGACAGATTTGCCTTCCAAAAAGGCACGTTGATGAAGTCACCGCCCTCGGTGGCATTCAGCTCAGCCATCGGACGCACAACACCGCTAGCCAGGAAGGCATCGCGCTGGGTGGTCTGTTCAATG